TGCCAACCCGCGTCAAGGCCGCGTTTACATCATTGATGTACTTGGTCTCGATAGCGTTGGCGTCAATCGTGGTCATCGGGTTCCCACGCTTGGTGGGACTGTCGGCCAGCGTCCTCAGGTCCTTGATAATCTCTGCATCAAACCGGGCAGCATCGTCACTACCCGCATTCTTGATGATGGCGTTACCCTTTTGCGTGAGGGTAGCGGGCAGGACAGTACCCAAGGCACCACCAGCCAGCGCACCAACACCGGCACCAATTGCGCCCTGTTCCAGACGGTCTTTGATATCACCATCAGCGGAGCCAGTACCGTAGAGACCACCTTGAACAGCGCCTGTACCAGCGCCAGCAGCGCCACGGATCAAACGACTTGCTGTTGGGACAGCACGGATAGCACCAATAGTGCCCAAGCCGGGAACAAAGGCACCTCCTACCTGACCTGCTGTATAAGCGGGGCCAGCATCCTTGGCTCTTTGCCTCAGAGTGTCTCGGACCTTGTTACCATCGAAGCCCAACATACTGGCACCCTTACCAGCAATCTCATCGAGATAGCCGAAGGTGAGCGTATCTCCAGCACCCTGAGCCGCTTCTAAAGCAAGTTCTGTACGGGTCTTTGGCTTTGCTGGAGTAGGGGAAGGACCCCTAGCGTCCTGAGGAGCTACTCGGGGAGCAGCAGCCCTTGCAGGCGCAGGAGCATCTTCCCAACCACCACCACCAGCCTTAGGAGCGTCAGGAGCATCCTCCCAACCTGCACTACTTGCAGTTAGATTTGTTTTCACAAAATTCCAATCTCTTTTGGGCTGTGAGTACGGGCTGGAGGGCAGCGAGGCCCAAGTACCACCGAGCTTATTGATGGCGTTGTTGAAGTTGCCGCTAATGACATCCTCAAGTGCGCCTTTTCTACGAATAAGTTCAGTAGCAAGCAGGTCTTGGCTCTTTTGGCTGAAATCAGTGATACCAATCCGGGGAGCCACATCATCGTAGGTGGTCTTCGTGATCTGATAGCGCCCAGCAGCCGTGGAGGGGCCTTCTTTAGTACGAAGACCAACCACAGCCGGGTGCCGAGAGAAATCACTGAAAGAAGACCCGCCGACGATGGTGTTATAGTCAGCGCCTTCAGCCTTACCCAAGAAGCCAAGAAACCTCTCTAGGTTAGGGTGCAGCCCACTAGCGGGCGAATCTTCCCAAGCCATATCATTGTCCTTTCGGCCTACGAGCGAACTTACCCGTCGCAGGGTTTATGCCGTACTCCCACTTGTCGGGCTCATAGGCACCGAAGGCAGTAGTAGCTTGCGTCTTGATTGCACTGGGAACAGGGGTGTTGCCACCACCAGCAGCGGCGGGTGCAGCAGCCGCAGGGGCAGAGGCAGGAGCAGCGGAATCACCAGCAGGTTTTGCATTCGGGTTAGGAACGAAGCCTTCCAGCGTCCCGTTCTTTTCAAAATACGCCAGAGCGTTCTTCTTATCCAACTGCATCGCAGCAATCTCACGCGCAATCGTGCGGAGGTTAGCGGCGTTCTGCTTTTCATCCAGACGCGGGTTGTAAGCACGGGCCAAGAAGCGGTCGCCTTCAGCCTGCGTGAATTGACCACCAAGGGTCGCACGGAGACCGCCTTGAACAATACGTTCAGCAGAGTCCTGAAGCGAAGCACCCTGCGGAGTGATTACATCGCGGACGAACTTAGGCAGGAGGCCGATGATAGGGCCGGTAGCCGTATCAGTCTTTTCAAGAGAGTCAGCAATCTGGTTCAACTGCTGGACGTTCAGGCCAGCCTGGACACGCTCACCGGAATTCTCAGCCTCACGCTTGCGATTCTCTTGACCCTCTCGCAGACGGTCTTTTTCACGCTCAATGAGAAGAGCCTTCTGAACGTCAGCGGCGAAATCAGTAGCCTTCAGGTCCTTATTCATAGCCATGACCTGCTCCAGAGTGCGGGGCACAATGGAACCATCAGGCATTTGAACAAGCTGGATAGCGCCGTTGGGGCCTGCCTGACCCACAATCTTGGGCATCATGCGGGCACGACGAGCCTCACGAATCTTTTCGTTCTCGGCGTCCTGTGCAGCGAACTGCATCATGGTCTGAGCCGGGTTCTGAGTACCAGCAGCGGTGAAACCACGCAGGGCGTACTCAAGAGGGCTCACGCCGGTCTTGGAGTCGTCCATGAGACGAGACAGGAACGAAGGCCGGTTGACCATCGTGGGGGGGACAGAGTCTCCGACAGGGGCCTGCATGGGGGTACGATCACCACCACTAATGTCACGGTCGTCAGGAGAGGTGTCAGCCATCACACTCGACAGAGCGGGGGCAGTTACAGGAGCAGCAGTCGGGACGGGAGGGTTAACAAAACCACGACCAGCCCCAGCCTCTCTGGACATAGGCCCAGGCACAGTGCCGTCTGCATTGAGAACAGGACGGCGAACGGGAGCCACGCTAGGCGCAGTATTACCAACGCCGATACGCGGGTCAGTCATGCCCTTGCGACCATCACCATAGGCGTTCAGAGCGCCCGTAGAGTTGGGTTGAGCGTTGCTCATGGCAGCACCGACAGGCGTTGCTATGTCAGCACCAAAGCCCATAGCGCGAAGAAGGAAGGAGAGGGGAGTAACAACTGGTTCCATTTATCCCTCCTTATTGAATCTTCGCGTAGTCAACAGCGTAGTAGCCATTTGCTTCGGTCGTAACAGACTCAGGGAACGCCTTCTGAGCTTCCTGTGCCATCACACCAACAAAGCGACCATGACCAGCCATATCTTTAAACTCAGGCTTGTAATCGAACGCATAGACCGGCAGGCCAGAAGGCATGGAGCCAATACGCTCAATGTTTTCCTTCATGCGGATATCCGAGAAGCTCTTGTAGGCACTAGCAGCACCCAGAGCGAGAGAGCCAAGCTGAGACGCCAGAGACGGTTGCGTAGACACGCCAGCGGAAGCATTAGTCTTCGTCTGGGCAGCGTTGCCAACCAGAGCGGAATACACCGACAGCGGGTTCTGGATCGACTCATCAAAGAACGCACGGTTGGCGTCCAGTTGAGCCTGATCTTGCCCTTGATACAGACCGCCAGCCAGTTGCCCTTGACCAAATGCAGTCTGAGCAAAGTCCTGACCACCCGACAGAGCCTGACCACCAAATTGACCCGCCTGAAGCAGGTTCTGGTTGGCGTTCATCATGTTCTGGAGGTTCTGGTTGTACTGATTCTGCGCCATGTTCAGGCCAGTGCCGAAGAACTGACCACGAATGTTCGATGCCATGTCAGCCATACGATCCTGAGCGCCTCGCGTCAGAATCTCGCCTTGCTTCATGCCAGAACTGGAGTTGGTGTTACCCGTGCCAGTCATATTACGCATCAGCGAAGGCAGTTGCTGCTCAGTGAGACCACGAACCGTGTCCCGGTTGGCGGCATCAATCATGCCGGTCACATACGGATTATCCGCATACTGACCAGCCTGCTGAATGATCATCTGCGTGGGGTCCATAGAGGACCGACCATAGATGTCCTGAGCGTTTGCGCCCAAACCAGCGGCTGCACCAAGGTTACCAAGACCCGTATTAATGAAGGTGTCGGCATATCCTGCGGTGTTGCCCGAAAAGCCACCCAGAGCATCGGCAGCGCCGGTCTGGAAGGGGTTCAGGTCAGCAACACGCTGCCCTGCATAGGCGGGGTTTTGTCCCACCTGAGTTGCCAAACCGCTGAGACCACCAAGACCTTGCTGGTAGAAGGGTTTAGCGAGGTTAAATGCTTCAACTGCGGTCGGGTCCTGCACCGAAGTGCTTTTGCTTTTAAATAGGCTACCCATTATTTCTCCAAATCCATACTTCTAAGTGGTCTTCGTGAGGGCGAAGCACCTCGAAGCCGTAGAATTTTAAAAATTTCTCGTGTTTACGGTCTCTGGAATCGTGCAGAGCATGGATAGGACCGCCATGGAGTTCACAAAGGAGTTTAAAGTCAGTCCCTAGGGCCTTAGCCGAAGAGAGTGTCCAGTTGCGAACATCACAGTGAATAAATGTACCCTCAAGATGCTCTTCTAAAAGTATCTCATAGTCCATTCTGCGGACTACGGGCACCTTGAGGTAGTGTTCATATGCAATCTCAGGGGTGTCTGTCATAGACCCCCTGCTGTCAGCCTCGCTTCTGCCTCAGCGAGAGCCTCAGTAACGGTTTTAAGCACCCTTTCCAGCTTCTTTAGCTCTTCCTGTAGGTACTTAAGCTGAGACTCTGGCAGCGCAGGCTGAGGAGAACGTACATAGTTCTCGACTGGAACGCTGTAAGACATGATTACCTCTTGCTAGTAGAGACCACCTTGGCGTCAAAGCCAGTGATCTTAAAGTTTTCCAAGGATTCCGAAGTGACCTTGTAGGCGAGGTATCGCCCCGACACCTTCGTATCGATCTTGTAGTCAACCGCAGGGTCAAAGTCCGTGCTGGTCCTATAGACAACAGCACCGTTGGGCAGATCAGAGGCCCCGAATTCCCACTTAAAGGTACTCGCAGAGGCATCAAAAGATGCCTGAGGGACAATCTCAGTGATCGTCTTGTAGGACCGCAGGGGAATGTTCAGACCGTCATCATCAAGGTCAATACCAACACGCTCTGCAACAGCAGGAGCACGGGTCTCCTGAGTCACCGGAAGGTTGGTCAGGGATACCGAAGGCAGGTCCACAGCATAGACGCGGGACTCCGTAAGGCCGTTGGCTGCATCAGTGATGCCTAGGGCAATCGTGACGTTAGGCTTGACACCCTCAAAGGAGACGAAGGAGGAGTTATAGACCTCGTAGCTACCGCTAACAGCAGGATAGGTGTTGGCCTGGAGGTCAATGTTAGACTCAGCCCCACCCACCACGTTAGGCAGGTCCATGAATGACCACGTATCGGAGCGGTAGTTATAGATAGCAGCCTGATTGCAATACTGGGTGTTACGCCACTTCACCTCATCAGACAGGGTGTTGTAGCAGAAGTAGACCAGATTGGAGACACTATCGTGCATCACGAAGGCAGCAGATCGCTTGGTGCGGTTGATCGCATTAAAGACCGAGCGACGGACCCTGCCATCAGCAATAGACTGCTTGGTCACACCATCGTGGACGTACAGGTCATCTTCACCAAAGACGAAGTGCTTACCCTCAATCTCAACCACACAGTTGGTATTGAAGATGCCCCCAGTGGGGAAGAGCCTACGGAAGTTAAAGACCAGCGAGGAGCCAGTGTACTCCATCAGCCAAACCTGCTCCTGAGCATACAGGATGAAGTTGGTGCCAAGGACCTGACCATCACGGATACCGGAGGTCATATCAGCCAAGATGTTCTCACCAGCAATACCCGAGGGACTCGCAGGGTTCCAAGTAACCCCCGTGACTACACTGTTGTAGGGCACCGGGTCCGACCACTTGACCATCGTGGGAAACTCAGTGGTGGACTTGGTGACGTTGAGCATGATCACGTAGTCAAGATAACCACGGACCACCTTGGCACTATGGGTGCTAACCCAGTCTCCAGCCATCAGGGAGTAGTTAACATCAGTCTTGACGTTACGGACATAGGGACGCATCCCCGACCGTACCAAGAAAGACAACCCACCCACCTGAGCGTGGGTCCAAGGTTCCTCGTTGGTTATCGCACCGGAGCCAGGACCAATAAAAGAAAGACTGCCGTTGGGATATGACCGGACAGCGCCATCATTGTCACAGACAAAGACGGTCTCACCAAAAGAGGGATCAGCGTAGGACCCCACGAATCGGGCAGCAGAGGCAGGGGTTCCCTGTGCTGCATCATAGGTGCCTGTTTGGGCATTGAAGGTTCCTGAGGAGTCTGCATAGGACAACAGGGATCGAATGGCTGGGAACAGTTGCTTGAACAGCGGCGCCCTCTGAACACGGTTCTCATCGAAGACCACGTTCTGAGCCTTACTGAAGGCATTGGCAGGAAGAGAGTAGGGGTTAGCATCGGTGATCACCCCTACCTGACCCAGATTACGTAGGGGTAGGTTCGCCATGGATTTCCTTACAGCTTCATGATGTACGCCAGGGCGTAGTACGGGGGAGTCACGGAGTGAGTATGGTCACCCACGGCATTGATCGTGTGGGTGTGGGTGCCATCCGTACCGATGGTGTGGGAGTGAGCCTCACCAGAACCAACAGAGGAGGTGGTCTCAGTGAAAGACCCAGAGTTAACTGTAGAGCCTTCCTTGAGATACCGCGTAGCACCAGCCGTGAAGTTATTGTCCTCAGATGTGGATAGACCAGACCACGTATGGGTGTGGGCGGGCATCTGAGCCGTGGTGAGCGTGGTATTCCCAGTAGCTCCGGTGTGGTTATGACCACCAGCCGAAGCCTCAGTATGGGTGTGACCACCAGCAGCAGCAGAGGTGAGACTACCCCCAGTAGCCCCTACGGCATACGTAGTACCAGCACCTACGATGAATCGATCACGCAGGTTAGGGGTGCCACTAGCACCATCACACAAGGCCCATCCCGTAGGAATGCTCAGGAGGGACCCAGACCACATCACGATAACCCCAGAGGGGATCGGAGTGTTTAGTGCAGACTCAGTAGCAGTGACAGGACCAGTAATGTTGGGGAAGGTAGCCTTGATGGCCGACTTGATAAGACGGATGTGGTCGTCTGCTTGTGCTACGGAGTCAGTAGAGACAGGGTTAGCAGCATTCAGACTATTAATATAAGGAGCAGATTCTAACGGCATAATAGTCCTGAATTAAGCAGTACGCTTCCACATGTAGACGGTGATGTAGGGAGGAAGGTTGGCATTGGTGCCAGAGGAACCCGTACTATTGACAGTCACTGAGTGGGTATGAGCCCCAGCACTGCTGACTTCGCTAATCTGCCAGTCCGGGGAACCACGGGCTTCCTCAACAGAACCAGAGCTAGCAAGGGAAGTCAGAACATAACCAGAGTGGTTGTGTGACCCAGCCTCTGCGGTAGAAGCAGTATGGGTGTGAGACACCACGATGGCGTCTTTGCTACCACCAGTCTCCTCAGCAGTATCAAAGAGAGGGTCTGCTGCATTGAAGCCAACAGGGACCCGACCAGCACCGAATGATGCCCATGTGCCGAACCCTAGGAGAGTCGCAGGATTAGTAGCAACACTGGCGTTCGTATAGATCGAACCAACAGGGTAGGCACTCTGACGAGCAGCCGTAATGGCAGCATCCACATATGCCTTGGTGGCCGCATGGAGGTCTACAGTAGGAGCACCAGAGAGAGTCAGGGCACCAGTCATCGCCACCGAGCCGTCCTTCTGGACAGCATTAGGAACTTTAGAGTTCAGGTCAGTGTGGGTGACGGTGACAGCACCAGAGATGTTAGGGAAAGTCGCTTTGACAGTGCTCTTGATGAGCCGCAGATGGTCATCAGCAAAGGCAAGCGCATCCGAGCCGGTGGGATTGGTAGCCACCAAGTCGGAAATAAAGGTTCCAGTTTCGAGAGCCATAGGGGGTCTTTTCGGGAGTCTAAAGGGGACCCCTAGGGGGTCTTTTTGAGGGACCTAAGGGGACCCTTAGGGATGAAATTCTGGAGCGGCACTCCGCTCTAAAAGGACGAACAACAACAACAACGACAGCAGCTTTAGCGGCTTTTTTGAAATGGTCCCCCATGGTACCCGCAGGGGGTCTTTTCATGCTGGGGAATGGTACCTAGTCGGGCCTGATGTATGAGGGTGCGAGTGTATGACCCTTGATCCGTAACGATAACCGCTAGATGTACCATCTAATACGGGG